TTGCCCTGACCAAGCCAGTCATTACCACGCTTTGCTTCATTCCAACGCATCTGAATCATTTCAAGAACTGTCAACTTAACATCTGTCGGGATGGTAGTATATCCCGCCTTGTATGTCAAACTGATATTTCTACGACCAACAGGAAAGTATTCAACATACAACTCAATGAAACTTCTCCAAGCGTTATCACCAGTATCAAGAAATACGCGATTGATGTCTGTTTCAATATCAGTCCAATCACCATCGGGACTATCTCGGTATTGAAGTGATGCCAACTTTTGTGCATCCGACGGATTTGCTTCTGTGCTTAACTGCTGAACAGGAAAGTATCTCGGATAGAGAAACCTTGTTCCGTCTCCATCATGCAATTCACTTGTTATGCTCTGTGATGCGAATTTCCTCTTGCAGTAAAGTTCCACAGCCGAAGATATGTCGTTGATGTATCCTTCCAATACGGTGTCTTCGTTTGTATTGGTATCGACAATCTTCAACTGCTCCTTTGCTTGTGCAAGTGTCACAATCGCATTTGAGTTCAATGCCATAATCTTCTTTCGTTATATTGCTTGTGCAATAATTGGTGAACATTAGTATTGCCGAATGTAGGCATCGTAATAAGGTGAAGTCGTTCCGTTCTTTCCGTTACCGACAATCTTTGTAACACGAAGTCGAACCGCTCCTGCACCCGCAATGTTGTTCGTTGACTGATTCCTCAGCAAATAACCCTTGAACATTCCGGCGGCAACAACGCTGTTGGTAGAATCAGCAACACGGTAAGTCTGAAATACGGTTGTCTTTGTCATACTCTCGGCGTAATCAAGGTCGAGAGTAACATTGCAACTGTCATTAGCAGTAAATACAAGTTCTCTGTTTCCTGCCCCAAGATAAATCCACGCAGTAGTATCTGTTGAAGCGTATGAACTATCCACCGCAAGCGATTGACCGTATGACAGTGAAGAGATAAAAAGAAAGCAGATTGCAAAATACTTTTTCATTGATTATTCCTTTGTGGTTAAGTTGCGGATTAGAAAATGTGGGACGGTCACCCATCCCACACCTTTTTAGTAACCTACATATTCAAGCCACACTTTCAACGATGCCGCTGTTGCCTGTGTTGCCCAGTTACCTGTTGACTGGAAGCGATACTGAAACTGATACCGCGTTCCCGTTCCCTTCGGAATATCCGTAGCATGACTGCGGAGAGTCCAAACAGTATCAGCCGCCGCGCCCGATGCAGGATGAATCAAGATGGAGTCAACAGCAACCCATGTCTGAGACAACGGGGATGCTTCTTTCTTCCACAGTGACACATACGCATAGGTAGAGTCGCCAGTCTGAACCCGAAGAGCAAGCCGAGAGGCGTTTGCGAAAATAAACGCTCTCGAACTATCGAATGTTGAATTGGTGTAGGTTGCACCAAGAGCAGGAGTTCCTTTCAGATAGACAACATTCGCGGCTTTACCGAGAACGCTTGCCTGCTGACCAAACACCAGTCCTGTTACCAACACCAACGCAATGATGATGTTTTTCATGTAGTTATCTCCTTATGCTTTCGTTTTGAGAAGTCCGACACCAGTTTCAAGAACCCATGTTCCACCAATGCGCTCTGTAACACGCACCGCGCTCATGTCTTTCTCAAAAAGGTTGTCGCTGTTCACTGTTCCTTCTGTTCCGATTGCAATACCCATGCTCTGACGATCCGCAAAGTAGCAATGACGGCGCATATTGGAGAATCCAACATACGGGCTGTTAGCCGCGTCTGAGGTCGGCATCGCTTCAACTTCAACAACGTCATAACCGAACATTTTCGGGTTCTGGTTAGGATTGGTCGGGTCAACGATGATATACTCACCAGTCGTTGCCTGATTCGTCTTGATGTAGGAGAAGATGGTCGGGTGCATATACAACTTAGCACCAGAACGATACTTGGTCGGAACTTTGAATACCAAGTTGTTGATGTCCTGTGCCGTGATGTCTGCAATCGAGGTCGATGTCATCGTCTGAACGGAGGTAGAAGCGAAGTTCGTCAGACCAGTGATAGAACCGTAGGTAGAAGTTCCGTCACCAGTGAAGAACGCCAAATCTTCCTTGTATGCAATCTGTTCACCGAACAACTGAGCCAAATACGCAACGATGTCAAACTGAGCATCGGCAAGCAGTTCGTTAGACATAGCCGTAATACCAGCAAGTTTCTTGATGCTGATAGAGGGCTGTGCGAAAACGGGCTGACTGTGTGTGATGGCATTGTTCTCAGCAGTCCACGCAACAGAAACAACACCGTTGTCTGTGGTCAGATACAGAGTATCACCGCTGAAACCGAATACGTTTGCTTCTTGACGGGCTTTACCGTAAATCTCTGCAACGTGAATGACCTGTGTGCGGAACTGGTCGGGAACAAGGAATCCACCTGCGGTCGTAGTGCCTTCGGAGAGTGCTTTCTCCATGCCAAATGAATTATAGACCTTGCTCATCGCATTGCGGTCTTTCATAAACACGGATTTAACGAAGTCTTTCAAACGCTGTTTTTCGCTTGTGCTTGCGTAGTTCTTTTCATCTTCCACGCTAAAGATTTTGTGTTTGCGGTCAATTTCATCGAGACCAAGTTCTTTAATGCGAGTTTCCAACACGCTTTTGAACATGGTTTCTAACTCTTGCATATTGAGTTTTTCGTCCATTGTATTTTTCCTTTGTATGAGTTGTTATTGTTTGTTTGGTAATACGTTGCTAACAACTCTATCCATCATCGCCTTAATCTCTTCGATAGTCGGGCTTTGCTGAACTATTGTCTCCGCAACAGGTGTTTTAATTTCTTTTGCTTCCAGAGCATCAATGCGCTCCGTTAAACCCCTAATGAATGTTTCCAATTCTACGTTCTTTGCTTTCAGTTCATCCAATTCTTTTTTCTTCTGCTCATCTTCAACAGTCTTACGCATTTCATCACGAAGAGACTTTACAACAAGGTTGTCTCCGAGTTCATCAAGAGCCAGTCGCAACGCTTCTTGGTTTGCAGGAACAGGAACTATGCTGTATTCAAGCAACTCCCAATTCTTAATGTCGTAACCCTTAAAAATACCGTCCTCAATCATTGCATCGTATGTTTTCGGGATGAAACCGATCGAGGCGGCGTTCAAGAAACCGTCACGCCACAACTTGTATGTAATCTGTCCCTCTTCTGTGTCTGCAAATTGAGTCTTAGCAATAACACCCTTTCGACCATTGGAAAGAGTCGTTGACTTCTGCCAAAGTGAACGACCAACAGGAAATCCCTTATGAGAGTGACCATAAAGAACAACGGGATTCTTTTCGTATGCGCTCTTATCCATTCCATCGGAACGGACAATGTCGCCGTAGCGGTCTGAGACCTCAACGCTGATAACATGAACGATGCTTCTCTCTTCATCGTTAAAACTCTTCTCACACTCTTCTACGACATTGCGATACTGTTTTTCCATTTCCATATCCTTATACCTGTTGTTGGTTATTTTGCAACTGCTGTCCCTCTTGCGTTACTTCTCGCTCAATCATTTGATTAAGGGGCATATAATTTGTCGGGACTAAATGAACATCACCGTTCTCTACGGGCTTATATCCTTGCAACTTGCGCTCTTCATTGATTGTTGTCAGCCCACCAAAGATTCTTTTTTGTGCCGCCGATGCTTGCTTATCTTCATCCTCTGGAACTGTCGAATCATGCTGAATGAACAACTTCTCACCGTTCAAATACTGTTTAATGAGTTCGGTTGTCAGTCTTTCGTCAATGTTTCTCAGCAACGGTTCGGTTGCCATCTTAGCGAATGTGTATTCTTGGCTTTCAGCGTTTGCCCTGTTCACATCTTCAACGATGCCGAGCATTGACGGAGGAACGCGGAAGATTGCACATATCTCTTTCATCGTTACGCTGTTTGTCGCAAGGTAGTCCAAGTCTTTTGGATTGATGCCAAGAGGTTTATACTTCAATCCATTTTCAAGGATGAGAGTCTTTCCCGCATTTTCTCCCCCACCGTAAACAGATTCAAAGTTCTGCCGTAAACGCTTAACAACTGCATCATCCATCTTTCCCTCTGTTTCAAGAACAGCAGGAGGCAATGCGGAACGCTTATAAAAGTTCTTCTGGTAGTCGTGTTGGAAGTCGTTAATATCGACAGCCGTTGCCACAGCCATAATCACCGATGCACCGTAGTAAAAGTTATTCGGGTTCGGATGCTTATGGTGAATAATCTCTGACGGCAGATAACTGACCATATCTTTTTCACTACCGTTAAACGGGCGTAGGTCATAACGCTCAATTACACCGTTCTTACTCGGAACAATCGTAACAAGGTTTGAGGGCAATACCCACAGTTCACGAATACGCCCCGCCCTATCACGAACAATTTCCCAATAGGCATCTCCCGTCAAGTCCATGTATGCAACAGTCTTAAACAGAATGTCATACCGAGTATCAAGTGGGTTCGGACGTTCCAACACTTTTAATGCAGGATGGTCATCAAGTTCACGGTAATCATCCGCACCTTCACGCTGATAAATACGGAACTTGGCATTTGCCACCGCTTGCGCTCTCGCTGTTACACAGGCATAGACCCAAGAGGTATAAGCCGCAAGCATCGCGTTCTTATCTCCCTTG